ATCAACAACGGCTCAAAGGCGATTCAGGCGCAAGTGAAGGAACTGCAGAACCTGCAGAGCAACCTACGCAAAGGGAGCACAGAGTATCAGAACATCGGCCGTCAGATTGATGATCTCAAGGCGAAGGCCGCATCACTGGACCTCAGCAAGGGTCTGAACATCCCTGGAGGGATCGGCAGCGCCGCTACATCTGGTGCGCGCAATCTACTGCAGCTGAGGCGACAGCTTGCGCAGTCAATGCCAGGGCGTGTCGTACTGGCTGGCGAGGGACTGGCGACTGCTGGCCTTGCCGGTGGCGCTGCAGCAGGTGCAGGCGCGGCGCTCGGCGGCTTGGCATCAGGGATGAGCCAGGTGCAGGCCGGCGTTGATGCGCTGGCCAACTTCGTGCGGATGACGCCGATGGTTGGCGAGAAGATGTCAGGGCCAATCATGCAATCAGCTGATGCGATTGCTGATTTCGCGGGCAAGATCGCATCAACTCAGGCGCAGCTTGCTGATCTATCGGCACCGTTCCAGGCTGTTACTCATGCGATCCAATCAATCGGGCCTGAAGCAGCAGCAGCAGCTGGCGTTGCGTCACTTGCCTTTGCGTCGATCTATTCAGTAGCGGCGCCAAAGATCAAGGCACTGCAGAATGATTTGAGGATTGGATACAAGGGCGTCAGCGATGAAGTGCAGCGGATGCTGGAGGAAACATCGAAGATTGTTGTCAGTCCGGCATTCCGCAAGGGTGCATTAGAGGAGTTGCGGCAGGGTGGTTTGCAACGTCTTGGAGAGGCCGCACCTGGCAGCGCAGAGGCACGCCGTGCGGCTAATACGGTGGCAGTCGCTGAGCGTGAGATTGCAGGGATTCAAGCGGAGCAGAATCGACTGTTAGAGACTGCACGCGGATATCAAAGTGCTTTCACCGACATAATGAAATCGCAGGTTCAGGTTGCCCGCGACCGACTGGATCTGCAGCGCAAGTTGACGGCTGAAGTGAAGGCCGAATCTGCTCAGCGCAGAATAACAGCAGATCAGCAAAGGGCAGAACGTCAGATTGCAGGGTCTGTACGTCGTAATCAAGAGCGCTTAGCGCGAGAGGAAGCACGACAGGAACGCTTCAGGCAGCGTGCCGCAGCTGCGTTTGCGCCATCGGCTGTGCTGGCGTTGCCAGCCGCTGGCCAGACGGCGTTCAGAGGGGCCGTGAGCGCTGAGGGCATCGGTGGCGGCGCCCGTCGCCTTGGCGCATACGAGGTGGCCCGCACAGGTCAGGCGATCGGCGCGCCGATGGCCGGATATAGCGCAGAGGCACGCGCTGGACTGGCTCAGCAGGCTGATGCCGCTAACCGCACAACCGGCGCACTGGCCAAGCTGTTTATGGAGCTTGACCGGGTACAGAAGGCAAGCAATGGCAGCATCGGCAGCCTGAACCAACAACGTGCCGCATGGGATGCAATCAGACTGGCCGTCAACCCTGCAGCGCCAGCGTACGAAAAGGCGAAGAATGCAATCAGCAAGCTAGATGATGAGATCAAACAGCTGACGCAATCACCGAAGCAGGCGGGCAATGCAATCGCTGATCTGTTCAGCCGTATTGAGAAGTTGACGGCAGAGAGCAATGGCAGCATCAGCAGTCTGCAGCAGCAGCGTGCTGCATGGTCTGAGCTGCGTAATATCGTCAACCCTGCAAGCTCTACATTCGCCAGTGCATCGGCAAAGATAGAGCAGCTTGATGGCAAGCTGAAAGGACTTAGCGGATCAGTGGAGAAGCCACGCGGCGCCCTTGCTGGCATCTTTGCTGAGATCAAGAGGCTGGAGGGCGCCAGCAATGGCAGCATCGGCAGCCTGCAGCGTCAGCGTACGGCATGGGAAGCGTTGCGCGTAGCCGTGAACCCTGCAGCACCGGCATACAAGACTGCGACCGATCGCATCAAGGATCTTGATGCTGCGTTGAAGCGTCTTAACGGGACACAGGAGCAGTCAGCGCGTCGTGGGATGGGACGCGAGGCGCTAGGTGGCGCGATGGGTGCATTGGCGACAGGTGGCGGTTTGCAGTCTGCGGTGGGCGCAGCGGCTGGTACGCTTGCATTCTCAGGTGGACCTGGAGGCATCGCAGCTGGCGCAGCGCTGACTCTCGGCGCTGGATTGACCACACAAAGCGTCGCTAGTGCTCGCGAGCTTGAGGCACAGAGCAGGCGGCTGCGTGTGATGACTGATGACAGCGCTGCGCTACAAAGCCAAATTGTTGCACTTGTGCGCGAACAGAACTACCTAGCTGGATCTACAGAATCAACAGCAGCTGCATACGATGTGCTGCAAGCTGGATTCACAAAGACAAGTGACATCATTTCGATCTTAAAAGCATCAACACTCGGCGCGGTTGGTGGATTCACTGACATCACGACAGTTGCCGATGCCGCTACTTCCATCCTGAACGGATATGGATTATCAGCGTCAGAGGCTGGCCGCATCGTTGACCAGATGAAAGCATCAACTGACGATGGCAAGATCAGCATGGAGGAATACGCGCAGCAGATCGGCAAGGTGGTTCCATCTGCTGCTGCTGCCAAGCTGTCTCTTGGCGAGATCAATGCAGCTATTAGCGCATTAACGGCGCAAGGCGTACCTGTTGAAACAACGTTTTCAGGTATTAACCAGATGATCAAAACGATCATCAAGCCAACCAAGGAAGCTCAAGAACGTGCCAAGGCACTGGGACTTGAGTTTAACGCTCAAGCTCTTGCCGCAAAAGGCTTAGGCGGATTCCTTGAGGATGTCGCCAAGAAGACAGGCAAAAGCTCTGATTCTCTCAGTATCCTGTTCAGCGACATTGACGGATACAAGGCAGTTGTCGGTCTACTGAACGATGACCTAAGCCGCTTCAACAAGTTCCAAGACAATCAAACGCGAGCGATTGGCAGCAGCGCGACAGCAGCTGAGAAAGCGATTGATCCGCTCAAGAGGTTTGACAATGCCTGGAAAGACTTAAACGCGACGCTCGGCAATCTGGTTTTGCCTGGATTGACCGAGGTCATCAATCAATCAAGCAAGGCAATCGGATTGATGGCGCGACTCGCAGATACTCCACTGGCGAGAGCGGGTTTACAGGTCGGTCAGTTCGCGATGACGCGGATGCTACCAGGGTCGGATTTATACATGTCAATGTTGGATAGAAACAAGTTACCGGCACCTGGCCAGGCTTTGACGGCACCTGCAGGGGGTACAATCCCTGCGCTGAAATCGCTGCTAGACCTGATCGGGGGCCAGCCTGGCACGACGCAGCGCACAGCACCAACCGCGACACCAGCTGGCCAGCGCACGCAGCCAGCTGCTGCGCGGCCTGCCGCAACACAGCCTCAAAGCGCTGCAGATAAAGAAAAGGAAGACAATCAGCGCGCAGACGCAGAGGATCGCATCGCAAACGCACGCGAACAGCTCCTAGAGCGCCTTAGCGACCTTGAGCAGCGCATGATTCAACGGCGCAGTCAAGCGGAACGCGAGCTAGCAGATGATCGCATCAAACTTGAACAGCAGATTGCAGATGCCGCAATGGCCAGCCGCCGCCGTGCAATAGAAGCCGCCGGCGGCGATGTTGGCGTTATTGACGTTCAACAGAAAATCACAAGCATCTTCCGTAATTACAATTCTGCGACACTTGACGCACAACGCAAATACGATGCAGATCGCAAGCAGACCGAGAAGGATATTGACGATTACAGAAAGAGCACCGCGAAGCAGTTGTCTGATCTACTTCGCATTGATTCTGGCGGCGGATTTGGTCAGCAAGAGATTCAGGCTGCAACTACGGCGGCGAGCAAGTTCAATGGAATTGCAAATATGTGCAGTGAATCCGTCAAGGCTTTCTATCAATCATTAGGCATCTCGCTGCCTGGTGTAACAGCATGGGCAGATACTGTCCGAAAAGCTGGAACTGTCATGCGTGACTGGATCCAGCTCAAGCCAGGCGACATCGTTGCGACCGGCCGACCTGGCGATACTCCCCATGTTGGCGTCTATACAGGCGATCAAAATGTATTCCATCAGTCGCGGTCCCGTGGCCTTACCGTTGGCAACTTCCCGGACCTTAATTACTTCAAGCAAGGCGGCTATTTTGTTCGCCCATCCATGACTGCACCGACTGGTGCAACCGCTGTCCTAGCGCCAAACATGAGCGCTGTAACTGGCCAGAGCGCAGCGATCACATCAATGCTTGCTCAACAGCGTGATCTTGGCATCAAATCTGCTGGTGTGACCGCTGCACAGCAGAGTGGTGACGCATTAGCTGATGTCACAAATGAACTTGATCAACAGCGCAATGCTCTTCGAGATCAAAGAGAAGCAATGCACCAGATGGCAATACTGCAAAGGCGTGGCTTAACGCCTGCAGTTGCAGAAGCTCGCATGAATGCTGAAAAAGCAGCGATTGCAGAGCGCAATCGTCTGATCGCAGCACGCGAGACATTCGCTGGTCAAGCAGCTGCTAAAAACGTTGATCCTACGCAACTTGCAATTGCACAAGAAGGCATGAGGTTAATTGATGAACGCCTTGCCAAGCAGCCTGAGGTCATCGCTCAAATTGAAGCGCAAACCGCAGCGCTTGAAGCACAGCGTTCTGCGTTAGAACGCAACAAGCAAATATCAGACAGCATTGCTAGCACTATCGGCGGTGGCATGACTGATGCTGTCAATCTTTTGTTCACTGGTACTGAGAATTGGAACACCAGCCTGCGTCAGATCGCAAGTGGTGTGCTGCAAAGCATTGCCAAGCAGCTAATCCAGGTTCTGATTGTGGAGCAGTCAATCAGTGCAATCAAGGGCGTGCTTAGTGCATTATCACCTGCGCCTAGTCTTCCGGCGCAAATTGTGCCTGGACAGGCGTTTGATCCGGCCAGCGTTCCAGGCATGGCTTTTGCTAATGGTGGCGTATTTGAGGCACGGAATGCCATCAAGCCATTCGCCAACGGTGGCATCGTCCGCAATCCCACCCTGTTCCAATATGCAGATGGCGGCACCTTCCGCAATGGCCTGATGGGCGAGGCCGGCCCGGAAGCGATCATGCCATTGCGCCGCATGCCGAGTGGTCGCCTCGGCGTTGAAGCGGCTGGCACCGGCGCCGCTACAGCAGCACCAATAACCGTCAACGTCAGTGTTGATGCAACTGGCAGCCAAGTGCAGGGCAACGCCGGGCAGGGCCAGCAACTGGGCCGTGCAATCGCAATCGCTGTACGCCAGGAGCTAGCGAATCAGCAGCGTCCTGGCGGCTTGCTGGCGCCCTAAACTGAACCGATGGCAACCTTCACATGGACAGCCTCATTCGAGGCAACAGAGAGCAGCCGCCCACGAGTGCGCAAGACTCAGTTCGGTGATGGCTACGAGCAACGTTTAAGATTCGGGCTTCAGACTGACTCAAAGGAATGGGATCTAACATTTGCTGAGCGCACCGATACAGAACGCGATCAAATCGCAGACTTTCTAGAGGCTAGAGGAGCAGCCGAGTCATTTGACTGGACACCACCACGCGGCACAGCTGGTAAATATGTCTGCGAAGATTGGCAGATCACATTGCGAGCATGTAACTTCAACACAATACGAGCCAAGTTCAGAGAGGTGTTTGAGCCGTGAGCGTACCAGTCTCAGACCTGCAATCTGTTGCACCTAGTGCAATCATTGAGCTGTTTGAGCTGACGCTAAACATCGAGCAGCACGGCGTCGCTGAAACCTACCGCTTTCATGCTGGCACCAGCTTGAACGCCAGTGGAGAACTGGTGTGGAACGGCAATAGCTACATGCGACTGCCGGTTGACATGGAAGGATTTGAGTACAACGGAAGCGGTCAGCTACCGCGTCCGAAGCTGCGCGTGAGCAACATTACTGGTGTAATCACAGGACTGCTGCTAACGCTGAAATCGTCGCCATCTGGTGGCCTGGAAGGCGCGGAAGTGACACGCATTCGCACCTTGGCCCGCTACATTGATGCGGTTAATTTTCCGGGCAGCGTCAACCCATACGGCACGCCAGACCCCACGGCAGAGTTTCCACGTGAGGTGTTTTATGTGGATCGTAAGTCATCAGAGAATCGTGATGTCATTGAGTTTGAGCTAGCAGCTGCATTTGATCTTATGGGCGTTCGTGCGCCTAGACGCCAATGCCTAGCAGACGTATGTTCTTGGGAGTATCGCTCTGCTGAATGCGGTTATACGGGTGCTGACTATTACGACAAGAACGATCAGCCAGTAACAACCCTGGCTCAGGATGTTTGCGGCAAGCGGCTGATCAGTTGCGAAACACGATTCAACCCCTTCACTCGCATCGGATCTGTCACGAGTGGTAGCACAACGCTAACAGTGCAGGAGCCGGTGAGTGCAGCAGCTGGAACGCCGATATTCGGCCACGGCATTGCAACCGGTGCGACCGTGGCCAGCGTCAGCACTGCCGGAACGATTGTCACGATGAGCGCAGCGGCAACGGCGAACATGACCGAGACGCGCACCGGCACAATACAGAGCAATCTGACGACGATTGTTGTAAGCAGCGCCAGCAACCTTGCCAAGGGAATGCCGATCAGTGGGCCAGGAATCAAAGCCGGCACGACCATTACAGGCATTGCCGGAACAACGCTGACGCTGAGTCAAGCGGCAGACGTGAACTACACGCTGGCTGGAACGAAGAATGGAGCACTCGGCGCGACAACTAGCGGTAACGCAGTGCAGTTGCCTGATCTGGATGGCATTTACCTAACCTCGCCTATGTGGGTGACGGGGCCAGGATTGCCATCAGGTGTCTACACAGAGGTTACAGCGTGGCGCTCACAGTTTGGCCCGTATCCATTCCTGGCACTTGTTAACTACGCTGGCGCCGGGTCTGGCACTTATAGCTTCTACTACGGTGCCGCCTATTCATCCGCGACATACTCATTCACTGGTAGCAATATCTACACATTCCGCAATCAGAACACGATCGGCCTGCCCTATGGTGGGTTCCCAGGTATAGGGGTCTACGGATCATGACAGCATGGCAAGCGGTAGCAATGGCCCACGCGAAAGCTGAGTTGCCTCGCGAGTCATGCGGCGTCGTTGTGCTGATCAAAGGTCGCGAACACTATCGACCGTGCCGAAACGTGGCCGACGATCCAACCGCTCACTTCGTCATTGATGGTGACGACTACGCAGCAGCTGAAGACCTCGGCGAGATCGTCGCGGTGATTCACTCTCACCCGAGAACGCCAGCTGAGCCGAGCGAGCCCGATCTGATCGCGATTGAGCAACAGGACACGCCCTGGTGGATCGTGAACCCCGTTACCGAGGCGTGGGGCGGCCCATTCCTGCCGACGGGTTACCGGGCGCCTCTGATCGGCCGTCAGTGGGTTTGGCGCATCAGCGACTGCTGGACGCTCGCCCATGACTGGTATCGCGACCATGGCCTGCAGCTGCTCGACTGGGAGAGACCTGCCACAGCTGCGCAGTTTGATGCTGCCCCAATGTTTGATGCCTGCTGGCGACAGACGGGCTTCCGTGAACTAGCGGACGACGATGGCCTGCAGGCTGGTGACCTCATCCTGATGAGCATTGGCGCCACAGGCCTTAACCACTGTGGCGTCTACGTTGGTGATCAACGGTTGCTGCATCATTTGCGCGATCGTCTCAGCGGTCACGATGTCTATGGTGGATGGCTGCAGAAATGCACCGGCCGCCGCCTGCGCCATTACGATGCTGAGATGCTGCGGTTAGGGTGATGCTGCGCAAGATCCGCGTTTACGGCAAGCTGGCACGCGAACTCGGTCAGCGTGTGTTTGAAGCCGATGTTGCATCAGCGGCTGAGGCGGTGCGGTTTCTGCTGGCAAACTTCCCACGGCTAGAACCGGTTATGGCTGTTGGCCATTACAAGGTGAACGTAGGCAATTACAACGTAGGCAAAGACGAGCTGCATGATCCCGCTGGTGAGAGCGATATTCGCATTGTCCCTGTAATCACTGGCGCTGGTGGATCTATTGGCAAGATTATCGCCGGCATTGCACTGATAGCGTTATCTATTGCGATTCCTGCGACTGCAATGGTGTTTGGCACGTCGCTTAAGACGCTTGTCGCCGGCATCGGCGTGAGCATGGCGATAGGTGGTGTCGCTCAACTGCTCACGCCAATGCCACAGCTGAAGCTGACAGGCACTGACTCACAAGATGACCCACGACGTAGCTATAGCTTCACAGGCGTTCAACAGTCATCTAGGCAGGGTTCACCAGTGCCAATCGTTTACGGTGAGATGATCACCGGAAGCGTTGTTGTTTCTGGTGGTATTGATACAGTGCAGGTGGCAGCATGACAATCGCAGGTTCTGGCGGAGATAGCGGCAAGGGTGGAACTGCCAAGCCTTATGTGCCATCTGAGGCGCCCGACAGCCTGGACTCTACGCAGTATGCGACGATTGTTGATCTGATCAGCGAAGGCGAAATTGTAGGCTTGGTTGATGGGCATAAGTCCATCTACCTGGAAGATACACCGCTACAGAACAAAGATGGCACATATAACTTCAAGAATGCCGAGGTAGTAACACGCAACGGCACACAGAGTCAATCTGCCATTCCATTTGCCGTTGACGCTCAGAGCACCACTCCTGTTAGCGTTACCGTTGTTCAGGCGTCACCAGTAACGCGCACAATTACCGACCGCACAGTAGACGCAGTGCGCGTCACGATCTCAATTCAGGCGCTGCAAGAATTGACAGACAAAGCTGATGTCGTTGGCGCCTCTGTGCGTCTGCAGATCCAAGCGCAGTACAACGGCGCCGGCTTTAACGTCGTAATTGACAACACGATAACAGGACGCACCGCCGACCTATATCAGCGCGACTACCTAGTCGAAATCACAGGTGCCTTCCCGGTTGATATTCGTGTCGTTCGCATCACAGCCGATAGCACAAGCGCCAAACTGGCTAGTGACATCATCTGGTCTAGTTACACAGAGATCACCAGAGCACGCCTACGCTATCCGAACTCTGCCATCGTCGGTTGGCGTGTTGATGCTCAGCAGTTCAGCAGCATTCCTAGCCGCTCCTATCACATCCGAGGTATCAAGGTACGCATTCCAAGCAATGCAACAGTTGATGCAACAACAGGTCGGTTGATCTACTCTGGCGTCTGGAATGGCACGTTTGGCGCGCAACAATGGACAACTGATCCAGCCTGGTGCTTATGGGATCTCTTGACATCCACGCGCTACGGGTTTGGCTCGCAGGTTCTCACACATGCAGAGCGCGCTAGCTTCACTGGCAACGCCAGCCGCCTGGATAAGTTCGCCTTCTACACCGCTAGTCAATACTGCAGCGAGCTAGTTGATGATGGCTATGGCGGTCATGAGCCACGCTTCTCCTGCAGCGTGAACATTCAGACGCCAGAAGATGCGTTTAAGTTGATCAATAGCATGGCGTCTGTGTTTCGCGTCATGCCGTTTTGGGGATCCGGTGCGGTCACCATTGCGCAGGATGCGCCGTCTGATCCTGTCTACCTCTTCAGCAACTCTAATGTTGTTGATGGCATATTTGAGTACACCAGTAGCAGCCTGCGCAATCGCCCTACGGTTGTCCTTGTTTCATGGTTTGACATTCAGGCCCGAGACAAGGCTTATGAGTCTGTAGAAGATCAGGATCGCGTCGCGATTTATGGTGCAATTCCTCGTGAGATTGAAGGCTTCGCCTGCACTAGCAGAGGTCAAGCCAGGCGCATTGGCGAGTGGATGTTGTATTCAGAGTGGAATGAAGGCGAGGTTGTATCATTCTCGATTGGCATCGAGGCTGGCGTCATTGTGCGGCCTGGGCACGTCATCGCGGTGGCCGATACGTTACGCGCTGACAACCGCATGAGCGGACGAATCAGCGCTGCAACCACAATCGCTATCACGGTTGATGATGCCACCGATTTGACGTATGCAGCTGGTGGAATGCTGTCGGTCGTAATGCCTGACGGAACCGTTGAAGAGCGGTCTGTCAGCAGCATTGCATCTGGCATCATCACCGTATCATCGGCGTTCAGCGTTGCGCCAAATGTCAATAGCATCTGGATTTATGAAACACCAAGCCTGCAGCCTACGCTATGGCGTGTTCTAGGTGTAGAGGAAGAAAACGGCATCAATTACGCGGTTTCTGCCATTGCTTACGACCCGTCGAAGTACGCGCATATCGAGCAGGGACTGCAACTGCAGCCGCGCAACACGTCGCCGCTAGTTGTCATCCCAGAACCGCCGGCAGCAATTACAGCCGAGGAGGTGCTGTACGAAAGCAACGGCAGGGCCAGGTCAAAAGTCATCGTGAGATGGCGCCCGGTTGTTGGCATCGGCGAGTATCGCGTCAGCTGGCGCTATGGAGATGGCAACTGGTCAACGGTCAACACGCCAGGGCCTGACTATGAGATCCTTGATTCTCAGGCTGGCCGCTATGCAATCAAGGTGTTCTCTGTCAACAAGTCCAACCTGAGATCATCAACGGCAGCAGCCGAGATTCCGCTGTTCAATGCGCAGGGCAAGACCGCAGCACCGGAGACACCCAACGGCATCAGCTTGATTCCAATCGATCAAGCCAGCGCAATCCTCAGCTGGACACGAGCGACAGACCTCGATGTGTTACTCGGCGGCAAGGTGCTGATCCGCCACAGCCCAGCAATGACAGGCGCACTGTGGCAGGACTCGCAGGAGATCGTCGCAGCAGCAGCTGGCAGCCAGACTCAGAAGCAAGTTCCGCTGCTCAGTGGCACCTATCTGATCAAGTTCGAGGATGACACTGGGCACCGATCAGTTGATGCCGCATCTGCAGTAACGACGCTGCCGACACCTCAGCCGCGTCTGCTAGTGCAGAGCTACAGAGAAGATCAGGAAGCAACGCCCTTTCCTGGCGTCGGCACTGACATGATCTACAGCGCAGAATATGACGCGCTGATGCTGTCGCTTGGCGTCTTGATTGATGACCTCGCGACTGATGGCGATTTCGACGCGCTGGCATCCATTGACGGTGAGAGCTTTGCGGGTTCCGGGTCGTATCAATTCGCCAGCACTCTCGACATGGGAGGTATCTATGACGTCAATATGCGGCGCTACTTCGTCACCAGGGCGCTGCTGTTGAATGAGCTGATTGACAGCATGGTGTCCGATGTCGACAGCTGGAGCGATGTATTCGGCGCTACGACTGAGCCAGATTATGTGAGCGCAGCGCTTTATGTGCGCAGCACAGACGATGATCCATTAGGGACGCCAACGTGGAGCGATTGGGTGGAGTTTGCTAACGCCACAAAACGCGGGCGAGCATTCCAGTTCAAGACTGAAGCTAGGACGCTCAGCGCTGATCAGAATATCCTGATTGATGAGTTGGGCTGTGAGATTGAGCTTGAGCAGCGAGTGGCGACAGCGGGGCCATTGACCAGTGGTGCGGCAGCCTATGGTGTCACCTTTGCCGAGCCGTTTTATGCAGCTCCTACGATTGGAGTCACGGCCTACAATATGAGCACCGGAGACTACTACTCCATTACCGCCATGTCGCGCAGCGGCTTCACGATCACCTTCTACAATGCGGCGGCCACTATGGTGAGCCGTAGCTTCACCTATTCCGCTGTTGGCTTCGGCCGGGAGATCGTCTAATGGCTCAACATGACTACATCATCGCCAATCAATCCGGTGCTGGATTCAGAGCTGATTTGAACAACGCACTGGCGGCAGTTGTTAGCAACAATAGCGGAGCCGCTGAGCCAGCTACGACGTATGCCTACATGCTATGGGCTGATACAACGGCTGGTGTATTCAAGATCCGCAATGGCGCAAACAGTGCGTGGATTACGCTTTATCAGCTCGATGGCGAATGGAGCGTCATCAAGCTAGAGAACGGCACAGCCGCCGCGCCGTCGTTGTACTTTAAGGATTCCGGTACTGATACAGGCCTGTTCAGCGCTGGAACCGATCAGGTCAACATCGCTACAGCAGGAACTGAGCGCGTCGAATGGGGAACCACTGAAGCTGTCTTCAATGACAGCGGAGAGAACTACGACTTCAGAATTGAAGGCGACACAAGACCTAACCTGTTCTTTCTGGATGCAAGCGCCGATTCAGTTGGCATTGATGGAACATTAAAGGTAACCAATGGCGTCGCTGAGTTTGCCGATGGCACAGCTGCTGCACCATCACTGACATTCGGCACTGATACCAATACAGGCTTTTATCGCGTCAGTGCTGATACGCTTGGCATTGCGGCAGGTGGCGTTAAAGTTGGTGAGTTTGGCGCTGATGGGATTACAGGAGTTATCAGGCGTTCTACCGTCGCAACAGCGTCTGGCACATCGGTTGACTTCGCAAGCATTCCGAGCTGGGTGAAGCGTGTAACTGTGATGTTGAACGGACTGTCTATAAGTGGTGTTTCGCCAAGCACCGGGACAACATTGGTACGCTTCCGGCTTGGCGACTCAACGATCGCCACAAGCGGCTATTCAGGCGCTGGGTCAATCATTGCCGCAGCAGGTGCCGTATCAGTAGCTCAGACAGCCGGCTTTGACATCTATCACAACTCGCCAGCTGCTGCTAACGCATTCACGGGCGGCATTACGTTCACCAACATTACCGGCAACGTATGGGTTGCCTCTGGTGTGTTTTCATTGGCCACAGCTGCTACGTTCACCGTTGCTGGTTCGTTGTCGCTCACTACCGCACTCACTCAGGTGCGCATCACTACGTCTAACGGCACCGATACATTCGACGCCGGCACCATCAACATTCTCTATGAGGGTTGATCATGCACAGAGTTGAAGTCAATGTCCAAACTGGTGAGCAGCGCATCATTGAGCTAACGCCCGACGATCTAGATCAGCAGCAGCAACACGACATCAGCGCTAACACCGACGCACCAGAGCCACTTGACCAATGACCGTACGCAGCAAAAGCGGCGCCCTCGGGCGCATTGAACATCAGCCGGGCAAACCAAAACGCACGCGGCAGGGACAATCTAAGCGCAGCCGCCCACGAGGTACGCGCAAGCTGCTGCGCGGTCAAGGAAGCTGACGGCTGTATAAGCTAGGTCTAGGGTCCAGCTGGTCACAGCCGTGGCCCGTCCTAGCTGTGTCCTACCATGACAACGATCAGTCACGGTTCCTTCGCTCCTCGGCTTCTAGCTATGGCGTCACCACCTGAATCCAAAAGCGTGGGCCGCCAGCTAGAGGAGGCTATTCCTGCAATGGTGGCCGCCGGCATGATCGCCATCGTCGGCACCGCCATCAGGGTATGGGCTGGCATGGACGTGATACAGACTCAGATCCAAGCCCTGGTCAAATCTGACAATCAGCAGAACGAACGGATTGAACAGGTCAGAACAGAAGTGAACAATCTCCGTGTGCAGGTTGGCGTTCTACGTGCATTAGGAGAGAGGAAATGACCGATCATATAGACGACATTGTTCCCTTCTTTGAGCACTGGAAGGGACTACCGCACCAGCAAGCTGGAGTCCGTCTGCTATGGGAAGCGGTGCCGCAGTCGCTCAAGAAAGCTGACGCGACATGGTATGAAACGTGGAAGGCAGACGGGAAGCAGGAGACCACACGCGAGATCACGAACCCGCTGCGCGTGCCGTACTACTCCCAGCGTGATAGCAGCACACAGCACGCGCTGCGGATGTGCTTCTCCAGTAGCTGCGCAATGTTGCTAGAGGCATTGAAGCCTGGCACGCTCAACGGTCCGAACGGTGATGACGCCTATCTAGGCCGTGTGATGCGCTACGGCGACACTACCGATAGCGTCTCGCAGCTCAAGGCGCTTCAATCGTTCGGTGTTGAAGCCAGCCTCACACGTGGCGCTAACTGGGCGACGATCACCAAACAGATCGATCAGGGCATCCCGGTGCCCATCGGCATCCTGCACAAGGGACCTGTCTCAGCTCCTGTTGGCGGCGGCCACTGGATCTGCGTTGTTGGCTACACCGACGATGCCATGATCGTGCATGATCCGTTCGGCGACTTGGATCTGATCACCGGAACCTACGTCGGCAACTGGGGCGCTCGCCTGCGCTACAGCCGCCGCAACCTCGATCCGCGCTGGATGGTGGAAGGGCCAGGCACCGGCTGGGCGATTATCGCTAAGCCATAATTGACATAAAACGCATCGCATCCGATGGATCCGAACACCGCCGCGATCATCGCTGTCGCTGTTGCTGCAGCGAGTGAGATCATCGCTCTGTCGCCACTACGCGCAAACAGTCTGATCCAACTGGGGCTGCAGGCACTCCGTCTCGCGTTTCCCCGTCGATGATTGACCGCGACGCGATGGTGCGCCAGCTCCGCCTTCATGAAGGCGAGCGGCTCAAGCCCTACCGCTGCACCGCCGGCAAGCTGACGATCGGCATCGGCCGCAACCTGGAAGATCGCGGCATCACCCGCGAGGAATCCGCCTACCTGCTGGCCAACGACATCGCCGCCGAGGAGCGTGAGCTGCTGCGCGCGCTGCCCTGGGTGGCGACGCTCGATGAGGTGCGCCAGCGTGTGCTGCTCGACATGGCCTTCAACATGGGCATCGTCGGGCTGCTCGGGTTCAAGCGCACCCTGGCCACGATCCAGGCCGGCGACTACCAGGCCGCGGCCGCGATGATGCTCGACTCGCGTTGGGCGAAGCAGGTGGGCCAGCGGGCGGAGCGGCTGAGCCGGATGATGGCGACCGGCAAGACCCCCAGGGAGCTATGGCCGAATCCGTAAGCCTGCATCACGGCGACTGCCTGGAGGTGCTCCGCACCTTGCCCGACTGCAGCGTGGATGCCGTTGTGACGGATCCGCCCTACGGGCTGTCGTTCATGGGCAAGCGGTGGGACTACGACGTGCCGAGCGTCGCGATCTGGCGCGAGTGTCTGCGCGTGCTGAAGCCGGGCGGGCATCTGCTGGCGTTTGCGGGGACGCGGACGCAGCATCGGATGGCCGTCCGTATCGAGGACGCTGGGTTCGAGATCCGCGACTTGATCGCGTGGGTGTATGGGTCAGGGTTCCCGAAGTCGCTGGACGTGAGTAAGGCCGACAAGGCGGCGGGTGCGGAGCGTGAAGTGATTGGCGTCAAGGTGAATACCTATGACGGCGCGAACCGCAACCCTAGCAAACACGGAAACCCTGCCGATCAGTCAAACATCGGCAAGTGGGGATTGACACAAACTCCACACGGAATGCCGTTAACCGCCCCCGCGACCGACGCCGCCCGCCAGTGGCAAGGCTGGGGCACCGCCCTGAAGCCAGCCCTTGAGCCTATCACCTTGGCAAGGAAGCCGCTGGAAGGCACCGTGGCGGAGAACGTGCTCAAGTGGCACACCGGAGCCGTGAACGTGGACGGTTGCCGAGTGGGCAGTGAGGGTGGCACAACGCGCAGCGAACAGGCTCCATATGCCGAAAGCGGGTGGAGAACAGGTCATAAAGTTGAAACTCTAAACGCAGGCCGCTGGCCCGCCAACCTGATCCACGACGGATCCGACGAGGTTGTCGCCCTGTTCCCGGCCGAGGCCGGAGCGGCGGCCCCTGTCCATCGTCGCAACGGCGACAAGTTCCGCAACGCCTATGGCAGTTTCGCGGGCAACATCGACGAGCAGGGCAGCACCTACCACGGCGACACCGGCAGCGCCGCCCGCTTCTTCTACTGCGCCAAGCCGTCCAGG